ATTAGAGATTTAGAGATTGATATTAATGCAGTCGAAGAATCTCACCCTTTAAGCGAGGGCAGATTTAAAGATGTCTTTTTGTCTATTAATTCTGCTAAAGATATGCTTAAAGAAATTGAAGAAGATTGTATTGATTCAGAATAAAAAAGTCCCCCTGTTTTCAGGGGGCAAATTTTCTAAATAACCTAACGGAGGTAATACAATGAGTGCATTTACAATTTTAAGTCTGGTTTATGTTGCAACTGCTTTTATACCAATTTTAAAAGCAAGTTTAAGCAAAGAGCCGATGAGCAGTATGGAGTTTACATTATGGATGTTACTCCTAATAGTTCTTGCTTGTATTTTACCAGAGTTTCGCACAATGTAAAAAAGTCCTAGCGTTTCACGTGAAACGTTAGGCAAGTTTTTTTTTAACAACCTAATGGAGGAAATACAATGAGAACAACAAACGCAAAAAGCCACGAACACACAACAAGACGTGAAACTTTCAAAGCAAATAATTTATTTGCCGAGATTGTAAACGGACATTATGTTGTATATTCTTACGGCTACCATTTCCCAATTTATGCTTGTATTAATGGTACTTGGGTAAAAAATACGGATAAATACAGCGTTACCACTTCAAAACAGATGACACAATCCAAACCAGATATATCTTGGGTTGGTCAATCTGATTTTGTAGAAATGGACACAATGCAATTAAAAAACGCTATTGTGAATAAATAAAAAAGTCCCCCTAGCAATAGGGGGCAAATTTTCTTTAACAACCTAATGGAGGAAATAAAATGAGTAAAAGATACAATGTGACTTTATCAATACCTATTGACTTTGATATGTCAAGCGTTAGAAAAGAGTTTGAAGAAACTATTGAAGTCGAAGCAGAAAGTTATGATGAAGCAGTACAACAAGCACAACAAGAATTTTCAGATTCTTGGGACGCAGATTTCATTT